AAAGAAAAACCAGGGAGGATGTTTCGAGCAAACCTTTCCTGGTATCCCCTGCCGGAGGCAGTATTTTAATTGAAGTTAAATTTCTCATTATCGCTCGATTTTAAAGTGCTAATTTAAAAACAATTTTTCGAATATAAAAATAAAAGAGAGATTATTTTTAATCTCTGAGGCAACCAACTTCAATATCAATATCTGGATTTTCTATTTCCTGCTTTAAAGTATATATCTTCGAAAGGCATTTTAATATCTCTTCATACGGCGATCTATTCTCCACTTTAAAATTCATTACAGTAAACGAAGGAACACTTACTACCGCAAAACAATCGCATTGTTCAGCCATTCCATAACCTATTAATTGGAGCTTATTTTCAAAGTATATCCTTTTAGAATGATTTTTAAAATCCATCAAATAAATCTTATCTTTCCATTTAACCTTAATGTCATATCGGCCCTTAAACCATTCCGTTTCAATATTATTTTCAAGGCCTAATATTTCTTTATCTTCAATGAAACATTTGAAATATGACTGATCAATATCGCTGATAAACGGTTCTCCCTTACGAATATAATTCTCAATCTGGGAGTGAATTGAAGTCCCTGCATTCATCCATTTGCTTGACTCTTTTGTTATATCTATGCCTTTTAGTCCTTGCTGATTAGCCCATTTCTTCAGTGCTGGCTTGTCAAGTAAAGAAAGCAATTCAGTTAAATGCGGTTTTTTATTCATCTCCCTGATCTCCTATTTCTAAATCTTTGCGAACCTCAGAAAATTCCTTATCTGCAAACAATGCAGCAATTCCGGTGATTTGTTTTAGCCTCAATAATTCATCCTTATCCATTCCTATATGCCTTAATATCCATCCGTCTGACATTCCAGCGCCAACTAAGTCAGTAACAATGTTAGACATTAATTCTATGTTATGCGATCCCCTAGCTCTGTTATGTCGTATCGTAGAGGCCATTCGATTTGAAATATCCTTATCAATAACCACTACTGGAAGCATTTCATTTTCCCGCTTCTTTATCCGATCACTTGACATTAAGACAGTGTAACGGTGGTATCCGTCAACAATCTCATAAACATCTTCATTTTTCAGATAATAACAAACGCATGGCATAGTAAATCCGTCTTCCCAAATAGACAATTCCAGGAGTTTCATTTCAGGCGGAGCAACAGCATTGGGATTATAGGCGTTTGCTCTAATTTTACTGACATGAACTTTTATTGTGTCATAAACCGGACTTTGGTAATTCTCAATTACGTCCGTTTCTAGCTCTTCAAATAGTAGTTGCTCTTTCATAATAATATTATTGGTCGTTTAAAATTAGTTTTTAGATGACTATCTCCATATCCAAGTATTGTACCTTCCGGAATAATATATTCTTTTCTTGTTTCAGATCGTTTAGAATCTTCAAGTGCCATTTCAATAATTAAATTATCGGAAAACTCTCTTAGTTTTACAATCCATTCTTTTACTGAACCAGGAACATGATGCAATACAGATAGGGCAAGTATTAAATTAAAATGACAAAACTGTTTTAAAATGTCAACATCCTGAAGGCTTATTTTTCGGTCCATGTAAATCAGTTTTGTAGTTTTGTTTAGGCTGATAATTTTTGACCTTTCTTCAAATTGATGAAACTCAAATGCTATTACGTAACAATCAAAATCATCTAATAACCTTAATCCAAAATATGCCATGTTAGCACCAATGTCACAAACTGTAAACGGTTGTTTTAAAGTAGTGCAGAACTGCTTAATAATCTCATACCGTTCTGCGCACTCTCTTTTACCTGACTCTGTAACCTGGCCGTTAATCCAAATATCTTGATATTTCATAATATTTTATACGCTTTTTGTAATCCTCGTTTCTTCAATAAATTCTGATCCTTCGTTCTCGATACACTCATATAGGTAAGTGCAAAATCATTTTTCATTATCGTTATGCAAATTTTTTTCCAACTTGGGCAAATTCTAAAGTTTGGAATTTTTGTATCTTCCGGCATTCCTGATTTTATCTTTACTATCTCATAAACATCAGGCTTTGTACATATTTTTGATATTTCATGAGTATTTTCAAGTTCGATTCCTTCATCTTTCATAGCCTGTATCACCCTTGGATTTCTTCCATATCCTTCGTTTTCCCATGATTTCATAATACGGTCAAGATGATAAAGTAACTTTTTTTTTGTGCTATCAGGAAGCGTCCCAATTAAGAATTCAGCATATTGTTTCCATGTAAAATGATTCGGTTTAGTAATATTCTTCCATCCCATTGCTGAAGTCCCGCCATATATTCCACCAAAATTACATCCGTTAACTCTACCTACCATTTTTCCCCAACTGTGCGGATCAATTACTCTGTATAGTTTTAAATTATCCTGTCCTGACTGATGAAACGGACTTGCTGTTCTCATCTGGTCAAAATTTAATCCAGCCTGGTAGTATAGATCATAGAGCTTATTGTAATCATATCCGTATTTTGCATTGCAAATCCAAACATCATCTGTTTTCCAATCATAAATAGGATAAAAATTATAAGTATCTTCATTAACCTTTGTTGAATACCTCAATCCTTTGTGCATATATTTTCTATGCTGGCTCGTAAATATTGATCTTCTTGTCAAAGATTCATCAGCTCTAATTCCGATTAGAACTGCTGTCTTTCCATTAACCTGCGAATACCATTCAGCAAACTGTATTCTTGCATCAAACCCTTTGGTTCCTATTGCAAAAGGATACGGACAATTATCTAAATTAATTACATAAGAATAATCAGGCATTTTACGAACCCATATATCTTTTTGGTCTGGATGCCATGGAGTCCAGCGGGTTTCATACATAGATACTGAACAAGCGGCGCTGATCGGAAGACACAACCAGTATTTTTTGTCAATATTAACATACTTAAACATCCTGTCAACATATTCATGAAGATGCTTATAATTAGCCTCATAATCTTCGTAATAAAAAGCTAATTTATAAAGTAAATTATTTTCTTTAGCGTAATCATAAGCAAGGTTCAAAACAATTCCGCTGTCTTTCCCTCCTGAAAACGCTACCAGGACATTATCAAAATCATTGAATATAATCTTTAATCTTTGCTGTGCTGCATTATAGACATTCATTAGAATAGTTTTAATTGTCTTGGATAGATATTTCGCTCTTCAATTTCCTTACGCTTTATTAACTTGTAAATCATACATGGCATTCTTGTAAATCCAAGTGATTCGAGTACAATATCATTTTTCATAATTGCAATACAGATACGTTTATAGGATGGAACCTTGTCAAATATTTCCATAGGGACTTCATCAGGTATTCCTCCAGAGTAACATCTGCTCTGCCATGTCAGAATGTATAACTGTATTTTTTCTTTCATACTCTTCGCACCATTTATCTATTGTTTGTTGCGCCACCCTATCAGCTAGATATCGCTGCATATCGGTTAACTCATGCCATGCCTGACGGGTAATATATTCAGGACAATTTATTGCAAACTGACAAGCGCAGTGTCCTAAAAACGCCCTACGATTAACATTAAGGTTTGTCAATGTATTTAACATCGTACGGGGCCATTTATCTATAACTTGCTTCATTGCATCCCCGTATTTTGTAGCACTCCCTGTAAATTCTATTGCTATTTTTAACATCTCCGGTTCTTGCTCCTTTGGAAGTTTACGCCACATTCTGTTTAAATAATCTTCCCATTCCCAATATGGAATATAAACCTGTTTCACGATAACAAATAATTTAATGTTTTCAGTTTTGAATTTAATTCAGGCAATCCCATCTCATTGAGATATGACTTATAAGGATCGGTGTATTTTGTCATATTACGTCCTATCTGCCAGTCCTTATAGCCGTTAGGTATTTTCTTGATTCTTTCTTCAATTTTTGATTTTTCAGACTTTATAAAATCCTCTCTCGGTTCAGATTCAAGATAATATTTTATCTGCCTTAAAAATAAAACATCTCTGGTTACCTTTCTGACTTCATTCTCAGTAGGGTGTTCTCCAAGTGATTTAATAACATCACTAATTTCCTTTTCAATTTCTATTATAGTTTTCATTTTATTAATCATTTGATTATAACTAATTTTGCCCCCGGTTCTAATTCGTCCAATAACGCCTCCGTCAACCGCCATTTTAACTGCCAAAGATCAGTCTCGAATCCCTTTACCTCTGCCAATTCAACATGACCATCAGAATATATCACCTTGAAATCAATAAAATAATTGGTGATATGTTTCCCATTGACCCGCAGATCAAGTTTATACTGAGGGATGACTTCTGTTATCTCCCCGATCTTTAATTTCCATGCAAGATTAACAGCATAGTCGGCTTCTTTTTTTGAATGATAACTCCTGCCGTCAAATGTCTGCCGTTCAGCTTTGAATTTATTGTACCGTTTTTCGATCATATTTAAGTTATTATGTTGTGTGGGCCTGAATTTTTCAGGGGTACACGCTAGTTATGGTCAAGTTTCGTTTACTGCTTAAAATAACGATTGTTGACTGTTATCTCTAATTTCATTTAACCATTCATCAGGTATCCCTATTTCCCATTTAATCGACTCTATCATTACTAACCATATCTCTGCTTCTGCAAAAGAACCAAATTCTTTTTCTTCATTATGAAATTTATTATTTTTATCAGTATAAAGTAAATGAAATATCATTACATAAATTCTATCAGTTGCAATTCAATCTCCGCAGATGTACATCCAATCTCCTCAATGATCTTATCCAGAAACCTTTGGTAAAATATTTCAAATTCATCTTGCTCCATACTATCAAAACTAATCGAATCAGGCTCATAATAAATACCTTTCGGAGTCTGATAAGCTGTGTAATATCCTGCCTTGATAGTCAGATAATGCCGATATGCTTTCTCGGACATATCGAGACGGGAATTCTGGTATGCAATATTAAACAAGGCAAAGAACTTCTTATGAAAACCCAAGTTCCGGGGTAGGGTAATCTTCGCCAGATAATCCTTGCCAAGTTTCAACTTACGTTTCTCATCATGATCCATCGGGTAAAGAGGGATCAGTCCGGTAAGAGTATTTCGCAGATATATTTCCATTTAAAATGGCATTTCAGGATCAGGAATGTTTTCCGGTACATAAGATGGATCACTATCCGCTCCGGGAAGATCAGCAGTATCAGACATTGCTCCGGTCTGTACTTTTTCTTTCTGCGTTTCATCTTTCTTCCCTCCGGCAAAATGTAAAGCATTACCGTTGATCTCTGTCATATATACTGTCTGTCCTTCTTTATTTTCATAACTCCGGTAGTTGATCTCACCTTCGATGATAATTGAATTTCCCTTCTTAACGTACTTTTCAGCGAGTTCTGCGAGTTTTCCCCATAAGACTATGTTGTGCCATGCCGTCTCAGTGATCTTCTCTCCTGACGCATTAGAATACGTTTTATTGGTAGCCAGAGAGAACTTGGCTACTATCTTCCCCGATTCAAGTCTTTTGACCTCCGGGTCTTTTCCACAATTTCCATACAATACCACTCTATTCATTGTAATCGTAATTAGTATATTGTTTTAATAACTCGCCAATCTGATTTATGGCAATACTCAATCTCTTAGTAAATAATTTAAAGAGTTCCACTTCAGGATAAACCCGAATGATAAACGGCTTCATCCCCTCTGCAAAACTCATAAAATCACAGAACTTTAGTCCTGAGACAAATAACTGCCCTTGTACCTGATAACGGTAGTCCGTAGGGAGTTTATTTGCCATAATATATTCCATGTGTGTCCGCATCAAAGGACATTTGATCTCAAGGAGACCATCCTCAATCATACCGTCAGGGCTAATCCCGATCCATTCTTCAAACTCATCATCTTCATCACGGGTAATGAATCCCGCAGTCTTGACAATATTGCCGGTAATATCCTCATATACTTCCCTTGCCACCGGCTCCAACTCCAGAGCCTTCTCCATAAGGGCATTAGAATACGTCTCTTCTGCCCTGTGA